TAAAGCTTTTTGTTTTAACTGTGGAAAGTCCCAACGCCCTCTTTCTGCATCTAATAATATTAATCCATTTATTCCAGGTGTGGGTTCAAATACTCCCCAAGTAGTAATTGCAGAATAATCCGCAGATTCTTTTGCAGAGAAAGCGGTATCATAACTTTGAATAACATGTTTAAGTTTTGGTATCTCGCCTTTCCATTCTTGCCACCATTCCCTTTTTATAATAGCTCCTTCATCAGCAACTGGGTTTTGCATATACTGTGCATTCCAGTGGCGAATAGAAATAGATGCTTTAACTTTTTCTAATTCTTCAAGATCCCAATACTCTGGCCACACAGGTTTACCGCTAGGCATAATTGCAGGAAATTCTATCAATTCCCATTTATCTGCTTTAGGTTCAGATTGTGATTTAAGTAATCTTCCAGTCAGATCATCTTCTGCCCATCTTGTCATAACTAATAAAATAGATCCACCAGGTTGTAATCGCTGACGTGGACCAGATGAATACCATTCGTAAGCTCTGTCCATCGCATTATCACTTAATGCATCTTGTTCTGTATGCGGATCGTCGATGATTAATAAATCTGCACCACGACCTGTAATAGATCCACCAACACCGGCTGCATAGTACTCGCCACCGTGGCTAGTCTCCCAACGACCTTTAGCTTTAGAGTCTTCTCTAAGTTTTACATCTCCAAAAATTTGTTTATATTCATTTGAGTCAATTAAGTTTCGAACCTTACTACCAAATCTTCCAGCAAGTTCAGCATTGTGAGATACTTGCATTATTTTCATTTTAGGAAATTTTCCTATCATCCAAGCTGGGAAAAGATAAGACGCAAATTCTGATTTTGTATGACGGGGAGGCATATTAATAATCAAACGTCCCTTTTTTGTTCTAGAAATTTTTGTAAACTCGTTGGATATAATTTGATGGTGGCCCCATTTTTTTGGATCAGCTTCTTTCTTAAAAATAAAATCTGGCCAAACTGTTTGTACAAAATATAAAAAATTATCCTGACATAACTTAATATGTTCAATATATAATTTTTCTACTCTATCTCGTAATTGATCGGTAGTTAACGTTTCTAAATTCATAAAGTATAGCTACTCTATACGTGTATATGATTGGTTGTAAAGCCCAGAAAGTATAGATACATAACGGCAAAAAAGGGGAATAGGGGTTGCCAAAGGGCGTTTTAAAAACGCCCCCTGCTCTGATTTAATTGTAGATTATAGGTAAGGGTTATGTAGATAGTTATGTTTTTTCTTTGGTATGAACTGATTTAATCTAGGTTTAAATCTTTGTAATAACTTTCTCTCATACCAACGAACACCTTCCAATGAACACCTTAGTATCTTTACTAAATGTTTTTCTGGTTGGTAATACCAGTTGCCAAGTAGTCTTTGATATACATTAGTTGATTGTCCTACATACTCAACAATGTTTGTTCTTTTATTTATTAATAGATATACCCCCACAATTCGAGGGGGTATATCGTTAGCATTTTTAACAATAACTTTTTTATTCATTGTTATTATTACTCATTAAAATATTTAGAACACCAGATAATTTATTTAATATCTTTTGTCTAAAGTCATCAACAAGTGGGTTGCCATTATTTACAAGAATAAATTCCTCAACAGAACTTTCCAAAAACTTGTAAAGAATTTCATAATTCAAATTCTTTTGGCTATCGTTAGTTAGTAAAGAATTTATTTTTGCTGTACTAATTTCTGTACCAAGTTTATTTGATAATGCTGTAGCAAAATAACTAGATACACTCGGTAAATTATTAGGCATTTATTTCCCCTTTTGTTTTAAGTTGAGTATCAAAATCTGCATTAACAGGTTTCAATTCTAAAGTATCAATAGTTTTATAGAATTGATTAATTAATGCAATTAATTTTTTGTCATTAGATTGCAAAACATATTCAACAAATTTTGTTGAATCAAATCTTCTTTGAGTGCGTTCAATTTTTTGAACAAAAGATTTTTCATCAACAACAATTAAATTGATTTTTGCTTTTGCAAAAATGCCCTCTGCTATTTCTTTGGTCTTTGATTTTAAATTTGTATATTCCTTTAACTTATACGATTGGAATATATATGAACTTAAAACCTCTTTATCAGCTTTCGTAATTAAATTACTACTCACTTTTGTTTTTGTGTTTGTACTCATTTGTTTTCCTTTTGTTAGTTAGTTATAAGATAAATTATTTTATCTTATCTTGATAAGATAGTTTAGATTTAATCAAATTTCAATAGTTAAAAAAAATATTTTTTTAAAAATGTGAATAATTCATTTTGCTGGATTTTTTGAAATCTAGCTTTTAAGTTGCAAAAAAAGTTTGATTTAAAAGAACAGAGACGAGCAAGTTGCCGTCTGGACGGGTGCTAGGTAAGGGGGGAAATTATCTTAATAAGATAAAGGCGAGAACGAGAATAAAAATTAAAAAAACCATTTCAGCAAAACTGTAATCTAAAAGTAAGTCTATCATTTGTTAGTTGGTTGGCGAGTGGTCTAAAACAGGAGCTACTCTGACAAAAGACCACTCATATATACGAGCCGTTTATACATAACAAGGTTAAACGGCTCGGAACTTAATTTAATTATTTTTTAGAATATGTCAATCAACAAATTCTAAAGCCCTTACTCTCACGACAGAAAGCAATAAACTCTTTTACATTCTCTAAAGCAAAAGGGTAATTTTCGTTATTGTCCCTTTCTTCCCAAAGATTATTCCATTCAGCTTTTAAATGTTCTGGGTAATCTCTCGGAATTATGTTTTTAATTTTAGTTTCTTCGATTGCCCTGTCGTGTAGCTTGTCAAACTTTTCTTGTACTTTTTTATTTGTTTCTTCAGCACGAGAAATTTTTTCTTGAACTTCTTTCGCATACTCCTGAACTCTGCCTGTCGAGATTAGATATTCAAGTTGATTTGCGATTTGTTCCGCCTCATCTGCCGAAACTTTATGACCGCCGTTTTCGTGCCACCCGTCAGCGTCTTTCTCATCAACTACACCTGTTTCGTTTATAACGAAATCAGCGAGACGACGCCACCACCATACATTATTTCTAAAGTATTCTCCTGTTGGAGAATTTTTGTTTTGTCCGTATAAGTCAAAACCCATACTTGCTCCTTTTGTTAGTTAGTTTCTATCTTATTAAAATAAGATTATTTTAATGTCAAACATTATTTTCATCAAAAAAGTCTTGCTATAAAGCACAAGGATTAATATTTCCACCATCTGCTTCCCCGTGCTACCTTCCTTTTTACTACTTATAGGTGAACTTACATTTAGGCACGAGAACGAGAAATCAGAAGATAGTGGCAGTGCCCCGAAAGGCACTCACCACCGTCCACACCAAGACTGCTGCCATCAACTCAGGATACAGAATACACATCACTGCGAGAAGCAGCCAGATTACCATCATGCTGCCTTCCCGATCCGGTGACTAAACAGGTTAATGATGTGATGATCCAGGATATCCCACGAGAGTCCGAGCGTTGCATCATGTGAGTTTAAACATTCTTCGAGAACCTGGCGGCATTCTTTTTTTGTAAGCTTAAGGCCACGAATGGTAGCCTGAGTCTTAACGTCTTCCACACCCCACAGGATGGCAATGGTGTTTTTATCAGTCCACATTTTTTTTCTTTCCTCCGGTTAGTTTCTCACGTGTCTTCTCCTGGATCTGCCTGCGTAAGTTTTCTTCTTGTTTTTTATCACCTCCCACAGTCATCACTACGAGATGTTCTTTAAACCACTTTTGTAACGGATCTTCTTTATTAATTGTCATATATTTCCTTTCAATCTAAAATTACCATATACTCTTTTGGAAAATTTTCCGCAAACCAATCTAGACCTTCACGATGTGTCTGCCAATCTCCAAAACGTTCGGCTCCAATAATTAAATCATAAACAGCTGCAGCGAACCAAGGCAACTTGCATGGCTCCCCACTAAATCTGTTTCTTATTTCTACTTCCTGACCTTTATCCCAATTTAAGTTAACACTAAATGGAATAGTATATTTTTTGTCTTTCCACATTACTTCACGCATCTTCTTCTCCTTTGTTAAGTTAGCGGCAGGGACTGGCTAGCCATTTTACAAGACTGTGTGTCCCCGCCATTGATTGAAACGATCTGACCGATTTTACGGCTCTATCTCTTTCAGGGTTATGTCCGACCTGATTCATCAATCTCTTATCTAGATAAGATACATTAGCTCAGAAGTCAAGAGCTAAAAAAATTATTTTTCAGAAACAGATGGTGACGCCCCCTGAGGAACTTTATGGATTACCCAACCAACCAGTGTCCATTGGCAAACGAGAAGTAGTGCTTGACACCAGAGCTTCCTGACGGCAGGGCTCAGGAGTTTATTAACATCTACACAGCACATTGCCATTGTCCAAACGAGAACTGCTACTGGAAACAGGTGAGCTGCCGTCCTGAGCCTGATGGAGTATACCCGTTTGAAACGGGTAATGTCTGTGCGAGAAACGAGATATGGAAACATATGGTGAGCTGCGGGGGAAGGTGCCGGATCCATGTTTAAAATACAAATGAAAAATGCCTCTGCGAGAACGAGAAACGAGAATGGGTGAGCTGCCGGAAGACGCTGCGGATCCAGGATGGCTAATGGCCACCGAGTAATTGATCTGCGAGATCTGCCCAACGAGAACGAGGAACAGGGTTCGGTAGCGAGTAGCAAAGATGAAGTATGTTTTTATAGTCTACACAGGATACCCGATACAGTTTAAGTTGTCTCTGCGAGAGGGCCTCATGCAGAATAAAAACTCTGCCTCCATGTTGTGTTCTTTTAAAACACCAAGCGATTTGAAACTTAGACAGTACTGGAATATTGTCAGGAGTTGATTTAAGTTCGAGCCAAAATTCAACACCATTTCCACAGCCATTTACATCAGGAATTCCTTGAATGGTAGTTGATTCTATCCTAGTAAAATCAATATTTTTTATATTGTTTTTTATTCTTTGGAATAGCTTTGACTCTCGTTTTTTTAATGCCATTTACCGACTCCTTTATGTAAGACAGCAAGGCAGGATTTTCCTTAAAAACTTGTGTCAAATTATTAGCAATTGAGTTAACAACAACCTCTTCTAACTTATTTTTTTCTAAAATTCCACCTTCACTGCTTAGACTTGATTGCCAACATATTGCATGTAAAATCTCGTGCAACAAAGTGGACAGCTCTTCAATCTTTCGTTGACCTTCTGCTACACGAATAGAATTGGTCTTAGAATCATATTCTCCGTAATTATCTTTTGAAAACTTTGAGTTTTTTGGAACAACAATAATGTCCAAATCTACATAACCAATCTTAATCTTTTTTGGTAATGACATTAACTTTCCCCATTGATATATCAATTAGTTCTGGATTGTGAACCATGTTCAATGCAGCAACAAAATCAGAAAACCTATTACTTTTCAGTAATTGTTTCAGCTTCGTCTGCTCTGATATCGATAATTGTCTTGGCTTCACCAATCTTCTTTTCGAGTTCAGATAGTCTTTTTTCAAGCTGTTCACGAGACATACCCTCCAATCCATTTACAGTTACTTCACTTTTGTTAATGTAAAATCCTGCCATTTGTCCAATACGATATTCAGCATTAACTGCTGTTGCCAATTGATTTTTTTCAATTGCTTTCTTTTTTAAATCTTCAAAAGATTTATAGGATCGTAGTTTATTTTTTTCTATGAACGCTAATTCCTGAGATAATCTTTTTTCTAAATATCTAACAACATGAGGATTAAGATTTGCATTTGTTAATTTGGCTGCAATCGTGTGTGGGTCTTTTGCAACATAACCTGCTTGTCTCGCAGCTTCTGTTTTAGTTATATTTCCATAGTTAGTTGCATAGATCTCTACAAACTTTCTCTGTTTTGCAGTTAGATCAGTTACTGTCTTCAGTGTATTTGATTTTCCAGCCATATAAGATATTTTAACCTTTTTACTATAACAAAGATATAAAAGGTAGCTATTCCTTTAGTAAATTCTTGTTAGTGTCAGGAGTGTCAGGTCTATGTCACATATTTTGATGTTTTGTGACATTGAATTAGATATATATATCAATGTCTTAGTACTGAAAACAGTGTTAGTGTCAGGAGTGTCAGGTACTTTTTGGGTAGTAATGAGTGTCATTAGGTAAAAATATCTTATATAGACTGACGCTAAATATTAAAAACCTAATAAAACAAGCTCTTTTTGTGTTCTTGTCAATAAAAATGGATATTCTGGGTTAGTTGAGTACTTGCCAAACTTATTAAAATACCTGTAAACGTCATTTACATTGTTTTCCATCTGGTATCTTCTTTCATTTCTAAATGCCAAGTAGTAGTCTTTAGTGTTTAGCAGTTCCACATAGTATCTTACAGAACCACATTTAGAATCAAATTTAGCCACTCTAAACGATGCATTTGGGTTCTTGGCAGGGATCATACCAGTGTGCAAGTTTTTAAATTGATATATACCCATTAAATTGTTTCCTTCAATTGCAAAACGACTGCGACCATAGTTAGATTCTAGTGCGGCTTGTGTTTGTATTAGTTTAGTTGGAATTTGTTGATGGTAAGGAAGGGAACGATTTATATGGTCAATACACTTGTTAAGAGAATGTATAAATTCCGTATTATTATTATATCGAAAGGCGGGTTCTTTTTTAACAAACCCATAAATTGCCAATAATACAAAAAATACAAAAGATATTGCGATTAATGTACTTTTACATTGCAAAATGCGTTGCAAATGCTTTATTTTACGAAGCATAAGTATAAAATAGTTAAATTAGTGATTATTTGCTGTTATTAAACAGTTTAAGGCGAATCTGATTGATTCGTTTTTTAATTTTTTCTCTTTCATTAGACTTCCTCTCGTTTCTAAGTTTTTCGTAGCTTCTACTATACTCGATCCAATTGTTTTGTCTAGTTGTGAATTTTACCACATTCTTCTCTAGTGCTTCTAGATACCTGTTTCTTACGAATTCTGGGTCAAATCCAGCATTATAACAAACATTTTCGTAATCTTTTGAATTGCCAATAATCCAATCGTGTGCATTAGCCTTTAGTACGGCTTCTGTTTTAGAATTACTATTGTTTAAGACATCTTCA